ACTGGAGTCAATCCACCAGACAATACAACTCTATTTGTTGCATCTGGAACTTATAGCAATCTCAAAGCAGTTAAGGATTACGAAGGTTCTGGTGACATATTTGCTATCTCTGGTTCTGCTTCAAGTGTTTCGTTCAACCCACCAGATATCACAACACTATTTGTTATTGCTGGAACTGCAACAGAATCTCAAACAGATATTGCTCTACCAGGCTCTGGTTCTATCGGAACTCTATCAGGTGGAGCAGAAAGAGTTACCTTCAATCCACCAGAAGATACACAACTCTTCAGTGTCGCTGGTGCTTATAGCAACTTCGCATTTGTTGTTAGAGAAATTGCATCTGGAAATATTTCAATTTCTGGAACTGCAATTGAGAAGCATACTGATGTTGCATCTGGTTCGGGAACAACTACTCTATCAGGAACTGCAACTGAATCTCAGACAGATATTGCACTTCCTGGTTCTGGTTCTCTATTCACTGCATCTGGTTCCGCCGAAGCATTCGGTGTTAATCCACCCGAAGATACTGCACTATTTGCAGTTGATGGCGCATACAGTGAATTCAAGGCAGTCAAGAGTTATGTTGGTTCTGGTGAATTCTCTGCTCTATCGGGTGCAGTTGTTGTTGCAACCATCAGTGAGATTGGAACAGGATTGTTTGATGTTGGCAACACTGCCATAGAAAGCACAACATATAAATCAATTGATGGTTCTGGAACTCTCTTCACATTATCAGAAGCAACTGAAAGCACGACAGTTAATCCACCAGAAGATACTGCTCTATTTGGTATTTCTGGAAATGCTACTGAAAAATCGGCATTACTATATTATGGCGGTGAAATGGTTATCATCGGTTCTGGTGATTCAATCTTCGCTAGAGCACTTGTTCCTCAGCAAGGTAGTGGAGAAATATTTGTTGAGGGAGATTCTGTTGACAAGTGGGAAAAACTTTTCAGAGCACAGGGTTCTGGTTCTCTATATGGATTCTCTGGTGCTGCAGAAACTATAACAAATGTTCCACCAAGAGACACTTATGTTGAAGGAGAGACAGGAGTTCCTGATAGAGAATTCCTATTCTTTGTTCATGGTTCCTCAAGAATTAAACGTTCAATTACATCAGATAATACTATTGTAATAAATACATCAGGAACTGGAGTTATTGGCACCGCACTCCCAGAAAGAGTATTTGTGACAATTATCTAATTCTATAAATATAAGAAGCAAGAATGTAATTTAGAGGAAATTTCTCAATGGCAAGAAAAGTTCATTTAGACACTGGTTATATCTTTGTTCCATCAGCGAACAGAATTACTATTGATAAGGCCATTCCCCGCGAAAAGCTTTTATTAATCACAAACCTAAACACTAATACCGTATTATTTAATTTCTCTGACCCCAACTTAAGAGTTGCTTCTTATACTAGAACGAGAGATACACAAATTTCGGTAACTGGAACTCCTGGCACTAGCTCTTTAACTAATCTTTGGCCACAAGTTACTCCTGTTGTGGGGCAAAGAATTTATGGTTATGGTATTCCTTCTGCTTCATATATCACTGCAGTAACTGGAACAACTATTACTATTAATAGTACACTAACTGCAGACCCATACGTCAATGCTCACACTCCAGCAACAATTTACGGAACTGTAATTACTCTTAATTACAATACCTCTGGAATGAATGCATCTGATAAACTTCAGATTTTTGTAGATGAGTATGAAGAAACCATTAGACCAGCAGAAGTTCTAATGGATCCAGTGTCTAAGATGAGAGTTTCTACTCCACAGGCTCTTATCGATACTGACTTTGAATATGGTCTCCAGCCAACTAAGTGGGAATCTCTACAGTTAATTGCTAACAGACCTTCTTACTACACTGTTGTAACGACACCAGTTTCGTTCTCAACGATGGCAACTACCGCTTCTTCAAGAACGGTTAGTGTCAATGCTCAAACTGCTTTAACTGGAACTGTAACCACATCAGCTGCTTCAACGGCAGTAACTGGATCGGGAACATTATTTACTTCGCAATTAAAAGCAGGTTCTCTTTTATTCAGCAGCACAGGTGCTTTTATTGGAGCAGTTGCTTCTGTTGCATCAGATACTTCAGCAACACTTAAAGCTAACGGTTTAGTAGCTCAAACTGCTGCAGCATTTGCCACTGGTCAGCGTTTCTTTGATAACGGTGCTCCTGGAACTGGTATTTTTGCTGGAACTGGAACTCTAACTGTTACAACTGCTGGAACTGCAGTTACTGGTCAGAGCAGCAGATTTGCTTCAGAACTTCGTATTGGCGATAAACTATTTGATGCAGCAGGTAACCTAATTGGAACTATTGCTTCAATTGCATCAGATACTTCCGCTACGCTAACAGCAAACTCAGCAGTTAACGTAACAACTGGTGCTTATGAAGTTAATCAATATACTACAGGTAACCCAATCTATACACAGTATAGCTTGAACACAGATGCTAACGGTTCTTTCTTAATTAGCGGTCCACTAACTGGAACACTTGCAGCGCACTGCACCTTCACATATGATATGGAGGTTGTTGCATCATCAACTGGTTCAATTCTAGATTCTCCAAACACTTACATCTATCCTGGTTATTTCTACAGTGGTCAGCAAATTGGCGGTTCAACTCAGGCGACATTTACAACTGATGCAGTTGCAACATTCTCAACCATTACAGTAACAACTGGAAGCCCTCACGGTTTACAGCCAGGTTGCCCAATTTATGTTGTTAACACATCACAAGCAGCAGCAAATGGTAACTGGTATGTTGCTCGCGTTCCATCACCAACCACATTTGAATATGTAACACAAGCAACTGTTGGCACAGCTCCAACTGGTGGTCAGGTATATGTAAGACCTGTTGGTGGAACACTTCACAGACCATTCGATGGTGGTCTAAAGATTTCTGCTGGAACAAACTCACCATTCGCACAACTCATTCGTCAGTCAAGAAGATACTTCCGTTACCAGTCAGGTAAGGGTATGCAGTTCAGCACTGGCACAATTCTAAGACCTTCACTTTCTGTTGATACTTTAGTTTCTAACGGAACAACTGTTCTTGTAACTTGTAAGGAAGCACACTATCTATATCCAGGTGCTCAGGTAACTGTTGCTGGTGCTACTTCAACTAGTGGTAGTTTTAATGGAACATTCTCAGTTCTTGCTGACGGATTAACTCCAACTACTTTCCGTTACACACCAACATCAGCACCAACATCACAAACTGCTGGTGGATTCCCAATCAACGTTGCTGTTAGCACATGGACTAATGCAAACACTAGATTGGGTATGTTTGATAATCAGAACGGTTTCTACTTCCGCTTTGATGGTTCGGGATTATCTGTTTGCCGCCGTTCATCGACAGACCAATTAACTGGAACTGTTCGTGTCACACAAAACAGTGCAAACATAGTTGGTATTAATACTCGTTTCGCTTCTCAGTTGAAGCCAGGAAATTATGTAGTAATTCGTGGTCAAACATATCAAGTAACTGGTATCACATCAGATACTGCAATGACAGTTTCTCCAGAATACAGAGGAACAACAATTGCTTCTCCTTCTTCTGCATTCATCAGTAAGACACTTGATTACGAAATTCCACAAACAGATTGGAATATTGATTCATGTGACGGCAACGGACCTTCAGGTTTCAGCCTAGACCTAACCAGAATGCAGATGTTCTACATCGACTATTCATGGTATGGTGCTGGTGCTATTCGCTTTGGTTTCAAAGACCAGCGTGGTGAGGTAATCTACTGCCACAGAATTGCTCACGCTAACAACAGAACTGAAGCATACATGCGTTCTGGTAACATGCCAGCTCGTTACCAGACAGATACGATTCCTTATGGAACTACTCTAACATCAACTCTTGCATCTGCAACTACTACTGGCGGAACAATTGCTGTTCAAGATACAACTGGATTCCCTGCATCTGGATATGCTTGGATTGTTCCTTCTTCTGGAGCACCTGAACTTGTTCAGTATAGTTCAAAATCAGCAACTGGCCTCATAATTGCTGCTAGAGCATTGGCGGGTGGTTCAACAACAACAACAGCTGCATCAACATCAAATACTATTTCAGTAACATCTGCAACTGGTATTGGTGTTTATCAACATGTTCACGGAACTGGTATTCCTGTTGGAACATATGTTGTTGGTATCAGTGGAACTACTGTTTATCTAAACCAGAATGTTAACGTTGCTTCATCTGCTGCACTTGTCTTCAAGACATCTGGTGCTACTGCTGCACAAACATTTACATTCTCTGCAACTGCTCCTATTGCTGTTTACTCATACGGTCCACAGTTTGCTCCAAACATCAGTCACTGGGGTTCATCGGTAATTATGGATGGTAGATATGACGATGATAAATCGCTCATCTTTACCGCAGGTATGCAGTCAGCTCTACAGGTTGCTATTAATAACACAAATGCTTTAATTAGTATTCGTGTTGGTCCAACAGTAGACGCTGGTAACATTGGTCTCCTAGGATTTAAGGAACTAATCAACAGAATGCAATTAACTCTTGATTCTGCTGGTGTGTCTGCTGACGGTAGATTCCTTATTGACGTTAGATTGAATGGTCAAGTTTCTGGTGGAAACTGGCAATCTTTAGGTGGTTCATCACTTGCTCAAGTTTGCTACCATGCTGCTGGAACAACAATTTCTGGTGGTGAATCACTATTCTCGTTCTATACAAACACTGGAACTGGTTACGTTGTTACCGCAACAGACCTCAACAAAGCAAGAGACCTAGGTAACTCTATTCTTGGTGGTGGAACATCTACTACCGCATCTTCTGGTTACTACCCAGACGGCCCTGATATGATTACAATCGTTGCTAGAAACATTGACTCTGCTGCCAAGAACGTCGTAGCTCGTGTATCCTGGAAGGAAGCACAAGCATAATCTTCATAAATACAACCTGATTATAAATACCTCTAGGAAACTAGGGGTATTTTTTATGGCTAAGCCCGCCAGTAGGGAAGAACTAAAAGAATACTGCCTCAGAAAATTGGGTGCTCCCGTTCTAGAAATCAACGTAGATGAAGACCAAATTGAAGATGCTCTAGACGATACTTTTCAATTTTTCCAAGAACGTCACTTCGATGGCATGGAAAAGATGCACCTCAAGCATGTATTAACTGAGGCAGAAGTCAACAGGTTCAAGACAAACAACATTACTCACACTGCTCCGAACGGTGATGTGTGGACAGAACGAGGTAACTACATTGAGCTTCCAGACCACATTATTGGCGTAGAGAAAATCTTTGGTGTGACATCCAGTAGCATTCGCGGAGACCTGTTTGGTATCGAATATCAAATCTTCCTCAACGACCTTTATGCTTTTGGTTCAATTGACATTCTGAACTACTACATGGTTAAGAGTTACATCGAAACTCTTGACATGGTTTTGAATACTGGTTCACTTATTCAATTTAGATTTACCAAGCGTAACGGTAAACTCTACATTGACTATGACCCAGCGATGTTAACAAAGAACAAGATTCTAATTATTGAGTGCTATCGTGCCCTCAATCCCCAAGACCTTCCAAAAATTTATAATGACTTCTGGGTAAAGCGTTATGCTACCGCTGCTATCAAAAAGCAGTGGGGTCAAAATCTAATCAAATTCAATAACGTTCAGTTGCCTGGTGGCGTTCAAATCAACGGGCGTCAAATTTATGAGGATGCAATTAGAGAAATTGATGATATTGAATCTAAGATTATCTCGGATTACGAACTCCCACCACTAGACATGATTGGTTGATATGGCAAAAAGCGTACACTTTCCACAATACGGTGGAGTTAATACAGAGCAGGGATTAGTTCAGGATTTGGTTGATGAACAAATCAAATTATTTGGTATGGATGTATTTTACATCCCCAGAGAACTTTTGGTAGATAAAGCTTTGAATGATGTTGTTCTATCAAGATTTAAACAATATTACATGATAGAGATGATGCTAATTAATGTCGAAGGTTTTGGTGGTGCTGGTGCTGTAGCAATGTCTAAGTTTGGTTTAGCATTGACAGATGAGATGACTCTTGCTGTTTCCAAAAGAAGATGGCAGTCATTTGTTTCCACAAAAATAAACTTAAAAGTTCCCACCAGACCAAACGAAGGTGACTTGATTTATGTTCCAATGACAAGAAACACCTATGAAATTAAATTTGTAGAAAGAGAAGTTCCATTCTATCAGTTGGGTAAAAATTATATTTACTCATTAAGTTGTGAACTTATGCAGAATGCAAATACAGAATTTGATACTGGTATTGATGAACTAGATAATTTAGACCAAGAATCATATGGATTCTGGATTACTCTTGCTCCTGGAGGAACAGGTTCATACATAGAAGGAGAGCAAGTATCACAAACGTATACTCCAAATAATGTCAGTGCTCCTGTTACCATTACAGCTACTGTTGCCGATTGGAGACCACTAGAAAGAAAAGTGAAATTAGTTTATTTAAATGGGGAAGGAGATATTCAATCTGGAGTTCCTTTGATTGGAGAGGATAGTGGAGCAAGTTGGATTGCAAATACATTCTCTACACTTGACATTGACGTTAAAAATAATGAAAACAATCAAAATAAATACTACGAAGATGCTGCCGATGAAATCCTTGACTTTAGTGAAGGCAATCCATTCGGTGAATATGGAGATATGGGAGATCAATTCTAATGTTAGGTAATCATTTTTATCACGGTATTATAAGAAAAACTGTGATTGGGTTTGGAACTTTATTCAACAATATTCAAATTGTAACTAAAGATCCAGAAACTGGAACAATCGTTCGCAAAGAAAAAGTTCCCATTGCGTATGGTCCAAAGTCAAAGTTTCTTGCTCGTCTAGAACAAGACCCATCCACAGAAAAGAAAGTAAGTATTACGATGCCTCGTCTCTCATTTGAGATGACCAATTTAACATACGACCCATCTAGGAAAGGAAGCCCTATTCAGAAGTATTTAAAAACTGATAGTGGAGAGAGTGTAAAAACTCAATACATGCCAGTTCCATATAATATTAATTTTGAATTAGGTATTCTTGCAATCTCTCAAGATGACGCCCTACAAATTCTTGAGCAAATCATACCATACTTCCAACCAAATTTCAACATCACAATGGAACTCATTCCAGACATGGATGAGAAAAAAGATATTCCATTTGTATTAAATGGTATTGATTATGAAGATGACTATGAAGATGACATGCTTCGTCGTAGAAGTATTACATATACTTTAACTTTCACAGCAAAGACTTATCTCTACGGGCCTGTAACTCAAAGCGAGATTATTCGCAAGGCAACCGTTTATGAAAGCCTCGGTGATTTACAGCAGAGCAGAAGAACATTGCGTTATGACGTATCTGCACAGGCGCTTGAAGATATGGATGGAGATGGAGATATCGATAGCACAGATAATTCTCTTCTCATGCCAGACGATGACTTTGGATTTAATGAGGGTATTACGTTGCTATGAATGAATTCGAAAAAAACATGGAAGATATCTTTGATATCAGTATAGAACCAATCGAAAAACAAACTGAAATGATTACTCAAGAGAATAGTGAAATTGCAGTTGATGCTAACAAAGATTACGAATATACCAGAGGGGAGTTATACAGGCTCATCTCACAGGGTCAGGAGGCGGTGCAAGGTGCCTTAGAAGTTGCTCAGGAGTCAGGGCACCCTAGAGCGTATGAGGTCGCTGTGAACGCTATGAAGCAGGTCTCAGACATGACTGACAAATTGATTGACCTTCAACAAAAGATGAAGAATCTTGGTAAAGAAGATAAGAAGTTAACACCAACGACTGTCAACAACACAATGTTTATTGGCACCACTGCTGATTTACAGAAGATGATTAAAGACGCAGCAAAGAATAAATAGAAAATAAACGGAAAAGACAATGAGAGTTAAACTATTAGGAACTGCTGTAACCCTTACAACTACACCAAACGTAGTTAGTTCAACTGCTGTTGATATTCTAGTTGTTCATGATTCTGGTGGTAATACTGGAAGAACAATCACGCTTTATGAAAATGATGGAACTACTGTAGTTGGTTCTTACTACTCTAATCCTGGCACAGAAATTGTTATTCATAAAAAAGCAGACCAAAAATTAAAAGTTGATGCAGGAACAGATGTGAGGGCTACACCGATTGGTTATTTCTCATGAAGAAAAAAGTTCCTACAGAAAAAGAAATTGCTAAGAAGCATGGTGTCTCAGTTGATACTATTGTTAGACAGGCAGAACTTGGTTCAACTGTAGAACGCGAGCATGTGACTACACACGAAGAGGCATATGGTATTGCACTTCAGCACTTAGATGAGTTCCCAGATTACTACACCCATCTTCTAAAGATGGAAAAGCAACTAAAAGCACAGCACAAAAAGAAAAAAACTGTGAAGGAAATGTGGGCAATCTGTAATAAACATATGTTATGATTGTTACTTGACAAACATTCGTTCACCTATATAATATCATTACCGTATCAAGGTAAGACACATGGATACCAAAACCTGCCCTAAGTGTGGGGCTTGCTGGATTGGGGGTCAACACTTCTGGGCTGGCACAAATAAGAATGGGGAATGAAACTGAACTCGCTTCTTTGGTGTGTGACAAGTTTGGTGATGATACCTGCATCAATCCAGCGAAAGGAACTACAAAAGGTGACGGGTGGGAAAAGAGATTAAATAGTATGCAAGAAATCGAAAAGGATATTAGTAGAGCAAATGAGTGATAATGTATATCTTGGTAATCCCAATCTAAAGAAAGCTAATACTGCTATTAGTTTTACAAAGGAACAAGTCGAAGAGTTCATTAACTGCAAAGATGACCCAGTTTACTTTGCAAAGAACTATGTGAAAATCATCTCACTTGATGAGGGTCTTGTTCCTTTTGAGATGTATGATTTCCAAGAGAAACTTATTGAAAACTTTCACAACAATAGATTTAATATTGCAAAGCTGCCCAGACAGACTGGCAAATCTACTACTGTTATTTCGTATCTATTACACTACGCAGTATTCAACGACAACATTAAGATTGCTATTCTGGCAAACAAAGCAGAAACGTCAAGAGAACTTCTGTCTCGTTTGCAGCTTGCGTATGAGAACCTTCCTAAGTGGATGCAGCAAGGCATTGTAGCGTGGAACAAAGGTTCGATGGAACTAGATAATGGTTCTAAGATTATCGCCGCCTCAACGTCTTCTAGCGCCGTTAGAGGAAACTCTTTCAATATCATCTTCCTTGACGAGTTTGCGTTCGTTCCCAACCACATGGCGGAACAGTTTTTCTCGTCTGTGTATCCTACTATCTCATCTGGTAAGACAACAAAAGTTATTATCATTTCTACCCCACAGGGTATGAACATGTTCTACAAGCTGTGGCACGACGCAGAGCGCGGTAGGAACGGTTATGTGCCCCTCGAAGTTCACTGGAGTGCAGTTCCTGGGCGTGATGAGAAATGGAAAGAGGAGACGATTAGGAACACCTCCGAGAGGCAGTTCACGCAGGAGTTTGAGTGTGAGTTCTTAGGTTCGGTTGATACTCTCATCTCTGCTGCTAAGTTACGCTCAATGGTCTTTGAAGACCCGATTCAAGATAATGGTAAAGGATTGAAAGTATACGAGGAAGCAAAACCAGACCGAGATTACATCATGACGGTTGACGTATCCCGTGGAACCAACAATGATTACTCCGCTTTTGTTGTATTTGATATTACCACACTACCTTGGAAGATAGTTGCTAAGTATCGAAACAACGAAATCAAACCAATTCTATTCCCTAACATTATTGAACAGGTTGGCAAAAATTATAACAAAGCATATATCCTAGCAGAAGTCAATGACATTGGTGAGCAAGTAACAAACATTCTTCATTATGATTTGGAGTATCCAAACATTCTAATGTGTGCCATGAGAGGTCGCGCTGGTCAGATTGTGGGTCAGGGATTCTCAGGAACTAAATCTCAACTTGGTCTGAAGATGTCAAAGGTGACTAAGAAGGTTGGGTGCTCTAACTTAAAGACATTGATTGAAGATGATAAACTTCTAATCTCTGATTATGAAATCATCAGTGAGCTTACAACATTCATTCAGAAGAATCAATCGTTTGAAGCTGACGATGGATATAACGATGACCTTGTAATGTGTCTGGTTCTGTTTGCGTGGTTAGCGGTTCAACCCTACTTCAGGGAGATGACTGACAATGATGTTCGCAAGCGTATCTACGAAGAACAAAAGAATCAGATTGAGCAAGACATGGCACCATTTGGATTCATTGTAGATGGATTAGATGTTGAAGAAAAATTTATAGATGAAGATGGAAACGTTTGGTATACAGATGGTTATGGCAATCCTTTCGCAGATGTAGAATACATGTTAGGTTTCTGATGGATATCGAAGATGAGTTTTCTTTAGACCACTTACTTTTCAAAGAAAGAACATGCAGGTCTTGTGGAGAAACCAAAGACCTCATGACCGACTTCTATGTTATTAGAAAACATAAAAAATACTTAGCATCTTCTTATTCATATGAATGTAAGCAATGCACTGTAAAAAGAATTGTTTCTAGAAGAGAATTAAAAGATACTCCTGTGTGGCAATATCCTGACTGGTAAT